AGAAAACGCATTACGCCTCGCTCAAGCGTAATGTGTATGACCAATCTTCTTTAAAGAGACACGCCCCTCCGATGCATTTAGCATCCAACAGGGACGACCCATGAACGAATCGAATAATTGATAAAAGCCGGGCGGGTGCCCTTGAAACTCAAGTATTACTAACGTAAATAGGGGGGCACCCTAGAAAATAACTTAATTGAAAGTCATCTCCTAAAGCCCGGAAGATTCTGGCATTTGCCAAGTTCGTTCCATCAGAATAAACTTGCAACCTCGCCAGAGGAATAGAGGCATCAGTACTGTTTAAAACATCAGTAGCTTGTGTATTTTGGACTACGCTTGCCTTTAAAGCGCAGTAGAACGGAACATGTCCGGACGTCAAATTCAGTCCTTGGTTCGTAACTACAAATCCACCCGTAGGGAAGATATTGTCCGTCATAGTTTGGGTATAAGCACCACCAGTCAACCCAAGGGGATCAAAACCAGTTGTTATAGCTGTGCCAACGTTAAACACGTCATCAACAGATAAAGCCAGTATGAGCCCCGAGCTATTAGCGTTAACTAGGGTATTTTGTTGGACCGCGATATTCTGCGATCCACGCTGGTATAGGTACATAAAACCAAATATGTCATAAGCCCCATTAGTCACATCACCCTGCGTCACAGTCCCATCAGTTTTAATTGACGGAATGTGCATCACGTAAGGATTGAGACCATAGGAACTCGTATTTTTTACCCCAACATTATAAACCGCTTGGGAACGGGAGAGAAACTGTTTCAGAGAAGCCCATCTTTCACCGACACTTTCACACGATTGCGAACAGTCATCGGGACCGACACTTGAAGAAGCTATCGGTTTAGATATTGCCTGGGCTAGACTAGAAGAATCCATTTGAGGAGAGTAAGGATGCACGGAATTGACACGTGGACAAGCAAACTCAAAGTCAGGACCACCTCGGACATACATCAACATATCGATATCTGCTGAACACGTATCAGGAGCACGTAATTCATTCAGAACGATAATGTCAAGCCATCCAGATGGAGTAACAGTTCCCCATTTGTTACTTATATAGTTACTCTCAAGTAGATAAGGTAAAGTCAAAGTTATCTCAGATTGAGTCCTAAGATCAATAATCTCCCTTAAGGCCAACATACCTGTGACCAAGTCGGGAGCAGTATCGGAAGTGTTACTATAAGGAGTCCAAGTAATCTGCAATCGACCAGAATGGTAATCTGTCTTAGCAAACTTCAAAGTCAACTCAATTGAACCCCTCCAAAGTGCAAACCACGGGGATAAATAGTAGATCGGAGGACCTTGATGAAAAGTAACAACATGGGCACCACTGGTAAAAGTACCAGTCCCAAAGAAAGCCTGAGGATACATGGCTTGATTAGCCAACACAGGATTTCCAGAAGTCGTCGCTCCAGACCAAGATATAGTCTTCCAGAAAGTAGAAACTCTAGAAAGAAACTTATAACTCATCTCATCACAGTCATATAGGGACAAACGGTCAGTAACACAAGTCTTGTTAGTAGCACTAATTGCCAAAGGGTAGGAATTATCCAAACCATCAGAAGTCGCCATATAGCGATTATACTGTTGACTCATATGCATACCCGCCTCTTCAGTAATAGGTTTAGACCATCCAAATGCAGCAGCAGCGTTACCCAGCCAGCCAGAGACCCAAGAAACAGGGCCCATAACAACAGCAAGAATTGTAACACCTTCCAACGCCGTCGCGACACTACTAACAGTCTTTAACACACCACTAACAGAACCAGTAGAATATTTCGCCTCCTCAGCCTCTGAGAGGGCACCAGTTCGTCCTTTAAATTTCGCCATCTGCGGCACCATGGGGCCAGCTAACTCAAGATCTTCGAAATGGAGATAAATCGAATAATCTACAGTATGCTCAGTCCCACCTGTCGCCAGTTGACTAAGTACATTAAGATACATAGTACCCCAGTCATACTTCACCTGCTTGATGTTAAACCAATTTGTTGGTGCAATATACGGAATTTCAAGAGTCGCAACCGAGTCACGACAATCAATTTCCACACATGGTAACATCCGCAGGCCCTGCAATGTGTAAACATGCCGATTCGCAAAACCAGCATCTGCAGAAGCATAATTGGAGGCCAAAGGCATCACACTTAAAAGCAACTTACCTTGTTGAAAAGGGGTCGCATTAATCACAATCCTAATAATTGCTTTAGCTCGCATAAGATTATATCCTTGCAACTTATTTGTCCAGAAGGCATTACTGACCAACTGTGAGGCAATGCCAGTGTTAAACAAGTGGGACCCTCCGGTATAAACATCCGTTGTGGCCCAACTCCCCTGTTTAATAAGGAATGGCTTCGCTAAAAAGTTCTTGATATCCGAGTCCGGCATAGTTATCGCCGAAGGCTGGTTCTTAGTAGTCTTACCGACGGAAATAGTAATTCCTTCGTCAGTAAACGTCGTCGTCTCTTGAGTGTCGCAACATGACATATCAGAC